CAGTTAGACGTAACTAATAGCGTAAACACTGGATTTGAAATTAATGATATTCAGATAGTTTATAGGACAAAGGTAAACAATTAATGTATAAAAGAAAAAAAAGTTTATTAGGTTCTATAAATTCTATAATAGATCCCAGAAAAAAAATAGAAGAAATAAAGCAACAATATGAAACACCTATCAAAACATCTGAGCCTATACCTACTAATGATAAAGGTACTGACGGTGATAGAAAGATAGTAAAAGAATCTGATGGAGAATATTTATATATAAAAAGTAGTGGAAGATGGATGAAGCTACAACTACAGGAGGTAGAATAATGGCTACGGAAGCACAGAATATTATGCAAGCCTTTTATGCGTCTAATAAAAGAGCTGAAGTAAAAGAAGAAGAAAGAGAGTTTAAGAAGGGATCGCTTGGATATATGGGTGGATTACCAGGGGCTTTATACGATATAGCTGGAGGTATGGAAGCTATTAATATGTTTAGTGAATTAAAAGAAGGTATTACAGAATTGTTTGATAGAAGAAGTCTTGGGGAAAAAATAGCAGATGAAACTATACTAGCAAATAATGCAGTATCTGAAGCTAAAACTATTTTAAAAGCAGCTGGTTATGATTACGATGCTGATAGTTCTGTTGCTGATATTTCTAGTGCCATGTTTAAAGATATGGGTTTTATAACTACTAATTTATTTGGTGGAGAATTTACCAACAAATATAATAAACACGTAGCAGGTACATCATTAGTTAGTAAAACACCTCAAGGTAATACTATAAATTATACTGTAGCTACAAAGAATCAACCTAAACCTTGGAATATGGGTGGCGGTAAAATGAATTTGACTAGATAATGTTAACAAAATTAATCATACCAAAAGATATTAGTTTTAGACAGAAACTTTACGACCATATTAAACTTCGTGAAGGTTATAAATCTGTAGTATATCTAGACACATTAGGTAAACCTACGGGTGGTATAGGACATTTATTATCTAAGGAAGAAAAAAGAATGTATCCTGTTGCTTGTCCTTTAAAAGAATCTGTTATTAAAGAATGGTACGATAGTGATATACAAAAATCATTAGATGCTTGTAACAAGCAATGTAAAGTATTAAATATATTTGATACCGATTTTAAGATTGCATTAACATCTGTAAACTTTCAATTAGGTACAAGATGGTATAAAAAATTTCCTGCAGCATGGCATGCTTTATGTCACGGAGAGTACGATAAAGCTATAAACGAAATCATGTATGCAAATAAGGAAGAAGAGAGGTACTCTCGTTGGTATAAACAAACACCAGTGAGAGTAAAGGATTTTGTAGAAGCAATTAAAAATATTAAGGAGATTAATAATGGCTCAAGATAAAAAGAAAAAAGGAACAGCAGAAGATTTAATGTTACCAACTCCTGAAACTTCAGGTGATCCAATGTTGGCAGGAACAGGACAACCAGGTGAGTTAGCAAACACTCCTACGTCACCTAGTCAAGAGTTTTTAGATACAATGCGTTTAGAAGAAGCTGGTATTGAACAAGACCCAATGTTAAGAGGTACGGGACAACCAGGAGAATTATATGGTGCACCTGAAAAACCTAGTGATTCTTTTTTGGAAGCACAGGAAAAAGCTGCCAGACGTAAAGCTTCTATAGACGTTGGTAAAGATTTTAGTATATGGGATATAACAGAGGATTTAGAATTAGATTTCAATCCGTTTAAAAGGGAGGAAGAGTAATGCCAATACCAGTAGCATTAGCAACAGCATCTGCAGCTGTAGGAATAGCTCAAGGAGTAGCAGGTTTCTTTACTAGTTTTAGTGCAAGAAAAAGAAGAAAAGCTGAAGCTCAAAGAAGAAAAACAGCGGCAATTAAAAGTGAAAACTTATTATTAGGAACAGCTAAAAACGTAGAACAAGACATATCAAAACAAGGAGCGTTTTTAAATCAAGCTTACGGTATGCAACAGAAAGAAGGAAGGCAAGCTTTTGGTATACAAATGGATCAGTCTATGTCAGCACAAGGACTTACTGGTTTAGCAGGTTCAGGTTCAGCAATACAAGCTACTGATTATTTACAGAATCAATATGCATCTAGTCAAGAACAAAGTGCTTTACAATTTAATGAAAATAGATATCAGTTAGCACAACAAAGAGAATCTAGAATGAGAGATATACAAGGTAGTTTAATAGAGTTATCTTCTTATAGTGGAAATAATTTAAATGTATTAAGTACATATGGAATAGGAGGTTCTAATGTCGTATAGTAAAGATGTTTTAGATGGAATGAGAGCTGTAACACAAGCTGCAGCTGGATTAAAAGACGACTCAGTAGAAGAGTTAGTAGGAAATTTAGTATTACAATTTCAAAGTGCTAAGTTACAACAAGACGCTGCATTGTTTAATGCTAAAGTAAATATTGCTACAGGTCTAGTAGAAAAAGGTATGCAAGGATATGAAGATGCAATGAGTAATATAAGTAGTTCTAATTTATCATCTGGTAGATTAAAAAAATATGCAGCAGAAGGAACTCCAGGTTTTGGTTATAAACTTGCTAGAAGAAAAGTAAACAATGATGTAGAATCTTATTTAGATAACTTCGAAGCTAACTATACACAAAGTGAACAATATTATAAAAAACTTTCTACAGTTTCAGCATTGACTGGAGGAGAAAGTAATCCTATAGTTGCTGGTGCATTAGATGGTTTAAAAACTCAAAGAGAAAATTTAATAAAAGCAAAAGAACTTTATACTTCTCAAATTTTTGAAGCTAGAGGAGAAGGAGTTCTTACTAGCAAGGGAAGATCAATGGGTATTACAGCTAGATTAAATGCAAACATAAGTTTATTAGATAGTATTATTGACCCTATAGAGGATTAATGGAATACAAAAACGGAAAGTTAATACAAGCAATAGATGCTTATAAGACTGGTGTATTAGACCAACAACAATATTACAATCAATTAGATTTAATATACAGAGCTAACCCTACTTCATTTACAGAAGAAGAAGTAGACTTTTTAGAAAAGCAATTTAAAAAAGTTGATTTACCTTTTAATAGGGATTTGGAAGCAGCTGACAGTAATTTAATATCTACTGTAAATCAATTTGTATCTGGTATGGTAGAAGGTTTTACTACATTAGGTTGGGCAGAAGACCCTGATACAACAGCAGAATCTATAGCAAATAAAGTAGGACACCTTATTGGTTTTGCTCCTGATGTTGTAGCTAGTGTTTTATCTATGGGTCAATATGTACCTATAGCTACTGCTAAAGCTATAAGTCGTAAAGGTGCTGGTACAGTTACCAAAGGTTTACAAGCAGCTGGTCAGAAAGCTCCACCTATGTTACGTAAAGAAATAGGTACGGACACATTTGTTTTACAATCAATACCTATGAAGGTAGCAGACGTTGTAATGGACAATGTAAAGGCTAGTTTAGGTAGGGCTAATGTAGATACTACAGGATTCTTAGCTAAAGGTATATTTAGAAATCCTAGATTTAGAGATATAGGAGAACAGTCTATGCATCTTGGTGTAGCTATGGCTGTTTCAAGTTGGAAAGATGGACCTAAAGCAATGGCAGACACTGCTGTTCATGGTGCTATGGCGGGGGCTTTGTTTGGAACTATAGGTAACTATGTAAACGTTGCTCGTGTATTAGGTAATCCTAAGACTACTAAAGCTGGTCAACAAATAATTCGAGGGGTAGCACAGAAAGCTTACGATACAGACACACAGCTTACAGGTATTAACATGGCTATAAAAGGTACGTTAGGTGCTGGTTTCCAGGGTGGTATGGCTACAGCACAAGGTTTACCTGTACCAGAACAAATATATGAATATCTATTAGGTGGATTTTTTGGAGCTACAGCTAGAGATAGAGGATTTGTAGACAGAACTAGATACATAAATAAAAACACACAAAAATTTGGAGACCCTACAAAACCAGTAGAACAAGTATTAAAAGATTTAGCCCAAGATCCAGAGTTTGAAACTTTATCTAGTTACGATAAACAATATGTAAAGAATCATATAAACGTAGTACAGCAACAAATATTTAATAGATTAAATTCACTTGAAGGTGAAGCTATTACTATTATAAGACAGATAGCTAAAGAAAATAAAATTGATTTACCTAATGCTTCTAAAGAACAATTCGAAGCTATTAAAAAAGAATATCAAGAAAGAAAAGTATCTGAAGTTTTTGACAACACTACCATAACAATGAAGGATGATGTTGTAGAATCTACTAGAGAGGTAGATAAAATTAGAAAAGAAATAATAAATGATTTAGGATTGGACATTGATAGTTATATAAGAATACAAGACAATAAAGATTTGAATGAACCCTTAGCAATTAATAACGATGTTCGTGCAATGGCTGACATAATGCGTGGATATAAAATTGGTAGAAACACAAAAGATAACACTGGTGCTTTACTTGAGTTGTCTACATTAATAGAAAAATCTAATTATGATTTACCTACATTCCGTAAAGAATTTGTAAAGCGTTATAAAGATATATTAGATGATCCAATAAAAGTTATTAATGAAATGGACGTTAATAGATTAGGTTCTTATTTAAAGATTAGAAAAAATTTACAAGATAGACCTGAGCTATTAGTAGACATGTCTTCTTCACAAGTAAAGGTAGTGGAAGCACCAAAGGTTAGTTTAGAAGGGTTACCTATCAATGCTAATAGATCTGAAAATAAATACAACAATATTTTTAGAAACCCTGATGGAAAAAGAACTAGATTAATATTAAGAAAATCTTACGTGCTAGAGAAGTATCATACCTTTGGTATTAAAGGTGGTAAACAACAACCAGTATATAAGGTAGAGTCTCCTTTAGGTTTTGAAACAAAGCCTATGAGTAAAGCTGAGCAACAAAAAATTAAAAGAAAACAATTTGAAGACTATCTAACTAAGGAAGCTTTAACTACAATAAAAAAAGAATTATATAAAAAAGATGCATACATATTTAGTGGAGCAAAAGACTCTGGTATGGTATTGGTGCATGCCTTTCCTTTTAAAAATACTGATATAACTAGCTCACAACAACAACAAGTATTAAATACATTAGGATTATTTAAAGGACAAAAACTTTCCGAATCTCAATTAAAAGAATATACTTCTAATATATATTATTTATTAGCAGAGTCTGGTTATATTAATACTAATACTGTACCCACAGTTAATACATTGGTTACTGGTATGAAGGATTATATTAACCAACCTTTATATGAAACAGTACAAAAGTTTAACAAGTATCAAAACTTATCACAGAGTCCTGATGTAAAACTAGAAGCTGAAGACTATGTAAACCATTTACAAAACAATAAAAGACCAGAGTTAGTAACTGATGGTACTTTCAATTTTATAACAATGAAAGATTTACAATCTAGTTTTACAGTAAAGGGAGAGCCTTCTGTTTCAGCTACTGATGCTGTAGTCTATGCAAGAAGCGATACTTTTAATACAATACAAACTAAAAATTATAGACAAGCAAAGAATGGATTCTTAAAACTTGTAGGATATAAAGCACCAGCTGAAGGTGTAGGTAATATATTATTAAAAACTGGTACATTTAAAGCTACTAAAGCTATGGATAAGTTTATGTTTGAAAATAACATACACTTTATAGCTTCTGAATCTGCAGCTAAAACACAAGTAGGATTAAAATTACATAACATAGCTTACGATCTTATAAGTAAGACCTGGGGATTTGGTTCTTCAGATAAGGTTATACAAAAATTTAAAATGAAACCAGAAGAATTGTATTTGAATTATGGTGTTTACGAAAACGTTATGAAATTAAATAAACCAGCATTGATATCTAAACAAATGTTTGATAAGATAAATTACGAACAATTAGGAACTGATGGTCAAGCTTTTAAAGATGCGTATAATAAAATGGTACAAGATTCTTTAGGAGGTAAAGAAGCAGATAATATACTATTCAAAGAAGCAATGACAAAAGATGATTCTAACTTTGACATACGTGATTTAAATAGTGTAGATTTAACTTTAATTAATGAGGCTATATCTAACGAAGGACTAAGAACTAAGTTTGGTAAAACAGTTTTAAAGAAAATATTAGAAAGAGGACAAGAAGATTATCACACATTAATACAAGAGCAAGGAGATAGAATAGACGCTGAAAGATTTGGTATAGAAACTATGGATGTACCTGATGTATTAGCTAAGTTAGATTATGACATATCTGCTATAACATATCCACCTTTATTGTCTTGGATAAATAAAAGTTTATCTAACTACAGACAGATGAGACTTGTAAAACCTACAGTTGAACATGGCTTTGATGCTAAACTAGGCCCAGCAGATTTAGAAGTTGCTAACAATCTAAGAGATAATGAAATAAAATTTGGCGAAACAATTAGACAGAAAACTATAAATGTAAAAGATGTTGGTGAAATGACAATGGAACAAGCTTGGAATACGTTTGAACCTATGAAAAAAAATCCAACACAACATCCTTTATACAATAACTATAAAGAAGCATTGACTTTTTTAATTATGAGAAATCCTAATAGTGGTAATGGTGGTGTTCGTGTAGTTGAGTTTGTTGGTTTTAGTGGACGTGACGGACAGCATGCTGTTACTACATCAAAGACAGATTATTATTTAGGTGGTGCAGATAAAGACGCTGATGCTGTAATAGTGTATCAAAATATGCCTGAAATATTTAAGAAAGTATTTAATAAATATGAAAGCGAACTGTTTATTGGTGGTGAGACTAGGTCATTTGAGCAACCAGAAGGTACCTGGAAGGACTCAAAACTAGTTGAGCCTTATGATACCACCAATACAAAGAAAGTGTCCCTTAAAAACAAGAAAGCTTTAGAAGACTTAATAGAAACAGATACTCGTATAAGTGTAGCACGTAATGCAAAGATAGGTAAAGTTAACATAGATTATATTGTTTCAAGTTTTAATAAGATGCAAGTTGTTGCAGATATAATAGAACAAAACGGTGGATCATTAGAAGGTACATATACTACCAAGGTTAAAACTAAAAATAAAAAAGGTAAAACAATATATAAGACTGTTACAAAAGATGTTACAATAGAATTAAAAGACGCTGTTAAAAAATTACAATTAGATAATTACATTGGTGTCAATCTTATGGCAGACTCATCAAACTTTATTAAGATAGAAAAATATAATGTAATACAAGATACCTTTTGGAAAAAATACTTTAATGTAAAAGGTGCTAAAGTAGAACAATTTAGTGATGCATTTAAAAAAATAGATTCGTTAGCAACTATTAAAGATTTACATTCTTTAGTTTATTTAGGTAAAGGTCAAGCTAAGTATGACCTTGTAAATAAAATAGCTGATTCTTATTTAGAAATACATGGAGATGCTAATCATTTTTATAGCAATCTAGCTTTAGGTATGAAAGAATTTCCTAATTTTACTATTAATCCTTTTAAGTATATGTTTGAAAAAGACTTCCAAGGATTTAATTCTATAGAAGTAGCAGAGCAATACACTTTATTATTAAGAGAAAAATTAATAAATAGTAAGATGTTAAAAAGATTTGGTATTGCTGACAATTATCGTAACGAACTAGAAGCTAGAGCTACTTTAAAAAACTATGTTAAGAACGATAACTTTGATGGCTTGTATCAAAAAATGATAGAGTATAACGGTGTTTATATTTCCTCACAAATTAGTGCACAACTTGCTAGAGATGTTGCAAGACTAACAGAAACAAGATATTCTAATGAAGCTATAGAGCCTGTGATACAAGACATGATAGACACAGCTTATAAAATAAAAAGATTATACAATAGAGATGAAACTATATCTGTAACTGGTAAAGAAAAAAATGAAATGAGTGTAGCTGATATTAATAATTTTATAGCTACATATAAATTTAAATTAAAAACTAAATTCAAATCTGAACCTGACTTATATAAAAAATTAGAAGACGTGTTTGAGTCTTGGTTACAATCAACACCTATCATAGGTAAAGATCCAACTAAATTACAACAAAAAATTATCAATGATATTGAAAGTCAAAATGCAGAAATGGTAATAAAGGAACAGTCTAAAGGTTTCAATGTTAATAGCGGTGTATATCAAAAAGCTTTAGAGATAAAAAGTAAAGCTATAAATAGTATACAACCTTATACACCTTTTATGATTAAATCTGTAGCTATAAATCCAAAAAATAGAGAGATGTTTTTTAAGAGAATGCAAACTGTGTTAAATCAAAACACGAGAATTATTGCAGATAGATTGTTAGGTGATAGAGATATAGAGTTAGACAAGTTTATAAACGATCATATGATTGGCGACGATAGAACTTTTAATATAAAAACAATTAGAAATGCAGTAGAGAACGATAGTTTAACTAAGGATGTTATGACTGTAGAAGGTGACAATGTTGTATATAATTACAGAGGATTAGATAAAGCAAAAAAGAATAAGACAATACCTAAGGATACTCCTAGTACTTTAGATAGAGTATTGAATGCAGAAGAACTTGTTGGAAAACTTTTACCTCAATTTGATTATCTATCTAATCAACAAAACACTAGAAACAAAGTTATAACTACTGAAGCACAAAAAGAATTAAAAAGATTAAGAGAAATTATAACCAAGTCTCCAGATTCTATTAATAGATTTGAAGAGTTGTTTATTGATATGACTTATAGATTAGAAGGAGTAGGTAGAAGACTAGATACTTTAACTGTTCAAGATTTAAAATCGTTTAATAGTGGATTAGAAATACTATATAGTCCTAAATCAGCTAAAGAAAAATTAAATGAATTTGAACGTGGCCCTGACTGGAAAGACAATACATTTAATTATCAAGTTGTAGGTAAGGAGCTGGCAAGAACAGAACAGTTAACAGAAGAATTTACTAGACCAGTGTTAGATAAGTTTGGTAAGATGAAAGTTATGCGTATAGAAGTTCCTACATCTACATTAGAACTAGGAAGACAGACTATAGATAGGTTTGATACTTTTCAAAAGGTAATGAATCCTGCTATGCAAAATAAAATAGATGGTACTTTTGAATACCTAGATGCTAATAGTGCAACTTTAATAAAATATAGAGACTTATTATTTGAAGCTGCTGTAAACAAATTAGAGTGGAACGACGGTAAATATCCTACTGGATCTTATGATAAGGTTGAAAAAACATATATAAAAGATTCATGGAAGGATTCTGAAAGAGCTATAAAAGAATTAACTTCAGCTGGAGAAACACTACCATTGTCAACTAAGACAGGTGAAGGTATTAAAAGAAGAGTAAAACCTATGGAGTTTGTTGATAAGATAGTTAAAGATATAGAAACTCTAACAAAAGATATAGATAAAAACTTTATAAAGTCTAGACATAAACAACTAGCACAAACTTTAGTGGTTAACTATAAACTACCTGGATTATTTATAAGAAAAGATGGAGATGTTGTAGGGAAGTGGAAGCTTTCAAGAACAAAAGATATTTCTACTAAAAATTTAGAACAGTTATTTTTACAAGACTCTGGTATTATTGATACAAATAAAATATCAATACTATATAAAGATATGTCTAATAGAAATATTGCTGAACGAGAATACATTGCTAAGTATTTACCTTCTATAAATGATTATAGGTTCTTTAAATACCATTTACAAGTTAAGGATAGAGTACAATTCTTATTACCTAAAATAGATTTGAATAAAAAATTAAATCCAACTCAAAAAAAATTAGTACAACAAGCTGTGTTGAAAGAAATATATGGAAAGACTGGCAAGAAAACTGATTACTTTGCTAAGTATCAAGTAGGTGACATAATGCAAGGTTACTTTCCTAGGAATGGACACGGTTCTTACAAAGCACAAAGACCTGAATTAGAAAAGTGGCAAGCTAAAAAAATAGAAAACGATTTACAAGCTGCAAAAGATGATCCAAAAAGATTACCATTTGAATTACAAGTAGCTCTTAAATTTAAAAGAATTAATATGGCTACAGCATTATCTACATACAGAGAACATTTAAATACTTTATTCAAAAGAAGAGAGAACAGTTCCTTAACTGCTGGTCAAGCAGAAGCAGAAAGACAAATGATAGATATTATGTCAAGACCTAATGTAGATGGTTTTATTGGAGACTATGCTACTGGTTCTACTAAAAGTAGAGGTGAAGAGTTTATGCCTTTATATAAAAAAGATTTAGATGCGTTAAGATATTATGCTAATGGATTATTTAAAATGTACTTTACAAATTTAGCTGGATTACGTAGTGAAATATTATTAAAAGATTTTGATTACTCAAATAAGGGTAAAGAGTATGCAAGAGACTGGTCTAATTATATGCGTAATGCTTTTACTAATATGATGGGACTAAGTACTTATAGAGCATACAACATACATGGTATAAAAAAAGCAGATCAACCTTTGTTTAAAGAATATATTGACAAGGGACTAGACATAAGTGCTATGAAGACTAAAGGTTCTTATCAAAGAGATTTAATTAGAGACTTTGATATAGCTATTGACGTTAAACCTAATGAACAACTTTTAATACTTAGTAAAAATAGAGGTAATATAAAGTTAGCTGAAAAAGCTATACAAGATTTAAAAATGAAACGTGCTTTAGATCTTGTAGAACAGGTAAACACTACAGGTAAGTATGGTTCTTTATATCATTACACAAGTGATGAAGTAGCAGTTGGTTTGTTTAGTAAGATGAATACTTTATTTGGTGGTAAATTGTTTGGAAGATTGCCAGAGAACAGGCGAGATAGACAGTTTGAAATTATGTCACGCATAAGACACCTAAGTGATTTAGAAGGTAAGTTTGAATTGTTATCATTATTATCACACCCTAAGACAGCTATAACTAATCTGTATGGTGGTATGCAAAACACTATATCTGATACTGGATGGTCTTCTTTTAGAAAAGCTAATGATCCAGCGTGGATGATAAAAAATATATTTGATAATGGTAGAGCTGAGTTTAGTTTTGTTAATGAAGCAACTGGTAAAGTAGAAGTTAAAAAAATTAATAGTAAAGAACGTATATATGAATGGTTAGAATCTTTAGGTGTATACGATCAAATGTTTTTAGATTTAATCTCTTTAGATAAGAACTTTGGTAAACAAGGTATAAGAAAATTTGTAGAAGAAGCTACAAGAAGAATGAATAGATCTTATGCTAGAGGAGAGATAACTACTAAAGAAATGCATACTAAAACAGAGCAAAGAACTTTGACTGAAGTTGCAAGAGATTTAAAAATAGATATACCTATAACAGAGTTTGGTGCATTGCCTATGAAGTGGTCTGAACGTAAGCTACGTGGTACTGCATTCTTAGCTAATTATATTAACATGCATCAAAATGTTTTGGGTCCTAAGATATCTGATGGAATACCATTTAATAGTACTGTACTAACTGACTTTGCTATGAAAGGTGTAACAGCATCACAGTTTATGTATCAAGCTACATTTAGACCTAACTTTGCTAACACATCATTAGGACGTGTGCTTACAAGATTCCAACCTTATGCATGGAATAGTATTGGTAGACGTATGAGACTGTTTAAAGATGCACAACAAGCACAATGGAATGCAGATGTTCAAGCATCTAAAAAGTTTCAAAGACAATTTACATTTGATGTAATGGCATTAGCTATGGCAAATATATTTGTAGCTAGTATATTTGAATACGCTTTATCACCACCTATGAATTGGTTGCAAGATACAAGTGGATTATTATTTGGTGATGCTAAGGAACGTGAACGTGCTTTCTTTAGTTCTTACCCTCACCCTGTGTTAGCTCCATTACAAATTGTAACTCCCCCTATTGGACGTTTTGTTCTTTCTCCTATCACTGCAGTATTAAATGGAGACTTTGATAAGTTTACTAAATACCAATTAGCTACATACTTTCCTTTTGGTAGGTTATATCGTGATGCTAAAAGAACTTATGAGTCACCTGCTATGGCAGTAGATTTTATGACTGGTCTACCTCTACATCAAATACATACATTGAGACGTGGTCAAGTAGAAGAACAAGAAATGCTGGAAGCAGAAGACTTAGCTGACGAGCTTACTCTAGAAGAGTAGTCTTTTTTTTCGGTGGCTGATATTTTTTTTCCCATCATCCTTTTTTTTAAATCTTGGCCTACTGGTTTGCCAACCTATATATTTACGAACAGAACTAAAATACTGTTTATATATTTAACGTAGGCCAAAGAATTGTTAGGGTGGATTATTAATTAGAAAGTATTAATAAAATGAAGTAACCGTTCCACCCTAATTATTATAGTTCGTTTACACGATCTAATAGTTCTTCTAAGATAATCATTTCTTGTTTAGATATAAATGGTGCTTTCTTATAATTAACTAAAGCTGCTTTTATTAATAGCACTTCAGCAGGATTATAAAATATAAGCATCATTTTTTCATCAGATGTTGTCATTATGATCTCCTGATTCTCTAAGTTTTTCTTTATCTTTTAACTCTTGTTCAATAGCTATAATAAGTTTTTGAGCTAATTTTATTATTACAGTAGCTTCATCTTTATTTATTTCTATCATCATTATATTCCCTTTCTATCTTAATTAATCTTATCCATTCCGTGTATGGTATTACAGCTAACGCTTCTTTGCGATCCATTCTCGTGACTACTAGATCAACATCATCTGCATGATGCTTAGGATATAACCATTGTGCAATCTTTTTTTTCATTTTAGCTTGGACTGCATATCCTTCTACTAAACAATCAACTTGTTCAGACTTACCTAATGCCTTACCATTTGAGGCGTAGGCCCTCTCAGCAGAGAGCCCTTCCTTTTTAGCAATATTAACACACTCTCTCTCTAGATTGTTGCCACGTATTTTATTTCTATGAGTCATAAAAGTGTCCTAAGTTTGCATGTACATCCCAGTTTCTTGTAAGTATATGTAATTGTTTATTACCTATACCTATAGATATACCATAATGTTTACCGCAATTATTATCTATGTAACATGAAAAATCAATCAATGAAAACAATCTAATCCTTTTCATGTTTATATTAGCTTCATTCCTATTTATAAATTTAATCATATGCTTCTCCTTTATATTTCTATTCTTTTAAATGTCATTGTTTCAGGTTGAAATTCTGTAACAAATTCTAATTTACCGTCATCTCTTGATTTTTCTGATTGTACGGTCCTATAAATTTCGTTACGATTACCCTTTAAAACAATAACTTTATCAGCTTTTTGTACTACATTTGAAGAACCTTTCAAGGAATGTAATCCAACAGTACCTTGTGCTGCACTAGCTTTATTTAAATGATGAACTGCAAATATTAAAGTGTTGTTACGTTGTGCTATTTGTTTTAAAGCATCTATAACTACATTTTGTTTTTGTATTTCACCATCAAATCTATCTACTTGCATCTCGTCTGTTGTATCTACAACTAATATGTTAGGTTGATATTGTGCTACTACTTTCTTAACAGCTTCAATCTCTGGTGCTATAACCATAATTTTAATATGATCTAATACATCTTTAGCACTAAAGTCTGGGTTACTTTTGTATTGATTTTGTACCCACTCAGCTGTTTGTCCTTTAGCTATCTGAACAAATCGTCTCCAAATTAATATTTCATTCATCTCTAATGATAGAAACAAAGTATCTTTCTTTGAATGTGTTACTAAGTTTTGTACAAAAGCAGTCTTACCCATACCAGTATCACCACTAAACACAACTAACTCTCCAGGTTTAAACAAGTAATCAGGTCCACCTGGAAATACATCATTAATATTTACACTACGTTCTGTAAAATCTTTCATAATGTACTCTGTAAATGTATCTTCTAATGAATCTACATCTCTAATATCAAGTACATAATCTTTACGTTTAAAGTGTATACATTTTGGATCACAATATTCCATAAGAATTGCATCGTCACAACCATATATGTATTGATTATCATATACATTCATAACAGTTCTTTCTATTTCATGTGATTCTAATTCATTCTGTGACCACTTCATCATACCGTTTAACGTTACAATAAATGGTATTCCAGCTCTCTTCCAAGAACTAATCATACGCATCATGTTTTTATTTCTTGAACCTTGTGTAGGTCCTTCGTTAAATATATGTTGAACACATGTAACTACTGAATTAGTTTCTCCTGTTCTAACTGGTGTAAGACTAGCAGTATTCTTTATACTAGCTATAATAGAAGTTTGTAAATAAGGTTCTATTATACTATTTTTATTGTGTAAAGTTGCATAGAAATTTACTTTAGATTTAGAGTATTCATCGTAAGATTTTTTTGATTTAGCTATCTCACATACTCTATCGTAAGTCATTGTCCATATATCTTCTAAAGGTATCCATACTTTAAATAAATTACTTTTAGTATTGCGTGACCATTTTGATCTTATAATTCTAGTCTTATCATATATGTTGTCACCAAAACTAAAGTGTTCATTTATAGTAGCTTTGACTTTCTTATGCAAGTTCTTATTTGGTTGAAAGCCAAATACATTGAGTAACTCAATATGATAGCCAGTACCACTGAACCAAACATTAACATGATTACTATCAATACCGAAATCAAACAACTCATTACAAGTGTGTCGTAAATAATTTTGCATTGCTTCATCATCTATAGTTCCTTTATCTAAGTCAATAATTATCTTATCAAGATATATTAATCCGTTGTAATTTTTAACTGATTTGTGTTTCATAACGTGTTCAGTAAAAGTATTATCAAACGTATAGTACGAACGATACATTTCTTTTTTGAACGCATTATCTTTTTCTTTTTCTAAATAGTCTACGTATGTAATTAAAGTATTTCTTTTGTTCAATCCACCTTCAACTATTTCTATTACTTTATTTTCCATCCTTTAATTTTCCCATTCTTATTATGTTCAACTTCTTCTAATTTAATTCCGTGTGCATTTAAAGTTTCACTTTCACGTATCTGTCTAAATGCCCTAGAATAAGTACTTGCAGTGTGTAACTTTTGGTGAGCAAGCCTACCATATAATGGTAAGCTGCTTTCCAAATCGTAACTATAAAACACTTCAGTTTTACCTTTCATGCTTTTAATCCACGCAATTACTATGTCTTTAGTTGACATTAAAACGGTATCTCATCACCATCAAATTTCTTCTTGACAGTTTCTACTAAAGATTCTACTTGAGGAGTTTCTCCTTTATCGTAATCTTTAGGATACCCTTTAGATACTTGCTGATTAAAACGAGACTCAAGTTGTTCTTTTCCTTCTGGACTAGATACTACACCCCAAGTTTGACGTTTGTATTTACCAGTAGATCTATAAGTAATACAAGATACTTTCTTATCTGTTAAAGATTCTAATGATTTTGTATCTAAAACACCATTGTCACTTACATTTAAATCACATTTTGCAGCAACAAATAAAGTATTAAGATCGTCAGGATATGCTAACCCTGTTACTACTCCATTATTATCTTTCTCGAACTTTTGATTAATGAAACACGTGTATGTGTATCCATTATTATCATCAGTTAATTGTAATTTTAAACTCATGTCTGTGTATTGTGAGTCCATTACTTGTACGTCAGTAATACTAGTATCATTAACAAAATAATTTCTCATTGTTGTACTTGCATTACTATGTTTTGTTCCATTTATAGCCATTACGCCTCCATTCCTGTCTTATTGTCATTAATATAGTCTTGATTTTTTTCATTGATTGCATCTTGCATAGAGTCATTATGATTTGCTATATGTCTTACTAACTCTTTGGTTGTTTGTACATCATCAATGAAGTCATATCCGTATTCACCTGGGTTAAATGCTACTCTTACAAGTACATAATTACCAAAGTCATTAGATATAACTTGAATGTCACCTTCATTCATATCAGATATCTTGTGTTCACTAGGCATCCTTTTTGACATCCTTGCTCCCTTCTTCTATCTGATTGTTAAAGTATTGTGTTGTAGTATTTACTCTAACTTTTGTATCAAAATATCCGTCTTCTCTTTGCTTTAAATATTTAAGGTAACTTTCTTTACCTACAATATCTTTAGCTTTTTTTGCTAACGTATCTAAATCTTCTAACATTTTAATTGTTACATGAGATTTCTTTTGTGCAACTTTAGCATTCTCTACTTCATCCTTAGATGCTATTGAATAGCCTCCACCGTATCCAGCAAATGCTAATGCTCTACCTACTGCAGATGTTTCACAGTTTTCTAATGCTGATGTTTTGTTTACAAACCCTGTATTGTCACGTTCAGCTGCATGACCTTTGTAATACCAATCAGGTTTGCCTTCTTTATCTGGATATACTGTAGCTTGTACTAAGTATTCATTACATCTCTCACCTGACGGTGTGTCTGTAACATTATTAACAGATACTAACTGTGGTTCTATTGTAGCTTCTGGAAATTCTGTTAGAAATGCATCAAGACGATCTTTTACTTCTGTGTATTCTTTACCTTTGAACTTCATTTTAGTTCCTTTCATTTTCTATTTATCTATTATTGTAGATATTGCAGGGGTGATTTGGCAAGTATCACTATTACGCAAGTGCAAGTAGGGATTCTCAAGTCTGCCATACTCTATGAATGCAGTATCTGCTCCCTGGGCATGTTATGGGAACCTGCTAATATCTAACCTTGTAATATACGAATTTAACTTTAGTTTTCCAAGTCATTTTCGTATATAAAGTCTGTCCAATCTCTGCATATACTGCAGATACCAACTGGTGGGTCATCGTCGATTGGTTCTGTAACGCAACCACCATTACAACATGTTGATATCAAAGCACCTCTATCTATTTCTCCTATTGTATCATTAACTTTTTTGAGTGTTTCATATAATTCTTTATATTTATTACTAGTGAAGATAATGTTATTAGGATTAAGTGGACCTTCGTGTTTGATAGACCATGTCGTATCTTTCTTTTCTTTCATTTTAAACCTTTCATATAAGGGGGCTGTATTTGTATAGTGGATCAGAAGAGAGGTATAGTATCACAGCCCCTTATATATTTATTTAATTGACAAATCCATTGGAGTTTAATGACATAGTTTGAAAATTAAAAGAGAATTCTTTTAAATAAGGTTCCTTTTTAATAATCTGTTTTACATTATTACATATAAAACTACCTGTCATATTACTACAATAACTTGTAGCTCTGGCATTACAAGGATCGTCATCACCCTCGTCATCACTATACCAGTACTTTTTATATTCTGTTAGAGTTGGTTCTTTCAAAGTGTATTGCTGGTAATGCTCAGCACCCATTCGTCCGTCTATAAGAACATCTGGTTTTTTATCTTTGATTATATTTTCAACCGCTTCTAACCTATCTTTCATTGAGTCAAACCCTAGTATAACTACATTTTTGTCTTGTGCTTGGTATCTCTCAAACCTACCATTGTAACACTCAACATCTATTGATGGATTAATTGCTATCAATCTATCTTTCAATGCATCTACTTTTGATTTGTTCAAATCATTTCTATCATATATAGAAACTCCTATGTTTGGACTTTCTACTATATCCATATCGTATAAGAATATACGGCTTGCACCCATCTTACCTAACGTTACAGCTGCGGCACTACCTATAGCACCGCAACCTAAGAAATGATATGCATACTCATCGAAATTATTTATTATTCCTGAGTATCTTTCATTCATCTAAAACTCCTTTCCCATGCACTTGTTTCTAGCATAGTATCTACGTCAAAGCTTGTCCCTTTAACATATATGTATTGATCAGCCATTACTAAATTGATAACCGCATCTAACATATCTTTATCAAGTACACCTACTCTTAACTCGCTTTTTCTTGCACCAAGCTTTCTGTTTAGATTACCTAATTGCTTACGACATGTATCATAATCGTCATCATTTATGTAATCTTGTAGTATGTTATCTATATCTGTTTCAAGATTTGTTTTCTCTTGATCAGATTCATCTGCCCATAATTGCACTTGTTGTTTAGATATATTAGTTTTAGTAGACCAGTTATTACCCCAAGTTCCACCTGTTCTGATAACAGGAGTTGGTTTTACGCACAGTTCTGCCACATTGTCAGATATTTCTTTAGGTATTTCCATAGATTTACCTATTATTGTAACTTCTGTGTCAGTTTGTGTCCCTGTTTTCCAATCACTAATGCGTAATATCTGTTCTTCTTTCAAGTTTATAACTAATGAAAAATCATAATCATTATGTTTGTCTTGTTCAATAGCAGTAATATCTGTAGCTGACCAGAATACACCCATAGTATGGTGACTATGCCACCAGCAAAACCAATACGGTTCACCACCATGTTTGATTTCTGATTCAGTAAAGTATTTACCCATTGCTTCTTTAGTTATGTCTGTATTACCAGCAGTAATTTCTTGCTCTAGTATTACAGGTTCAGTGAATACAAATTGATTATTGATGTACTTAACAATCATGTATCCACCTATTTCACTTTGATATTCATCCCAAGCATGTCTAGCATACTGTTGTAATGTTGTCCAATTTTCATCAGACATTATGAACTTATTCATTTTAACCTCTCTCCATTAACTGTTGTTCCATAGCAGTCATAATTTCTTCTGCTGTTTGAACTGTTATCGTTTCATCTTCTCCAAATGGTAAATCTGTTTCTACTTCATAACTAAATGGTTCAGTAGTATCGTCATGATTTCCATCGAAAGAAGGTAAGTCTGGTACTATTGTATCACTATCATCACTTGTATCAAGCTCTTCTGATGTTACATTGTATAGTTCGTATCCACAATCTTCACCTAATACATCTTGTAACACTTTAACTAGATCATTATAGTGTCCATGATCTCTAGTAATACACTTATCTGCATCTAACATATCAACAGTGCTTTGTATACTATCAAATAAATAGTTTTGCAACATTGTTATATGCTTTACTTCAACTTCATTTCTATCTAAATCAGGGTCACAAACATCTCTAACCTGTTGTATAGATGCTAACCAGTTCTTTTCAGTGAATTGCCATCCGTATGTATATCTACTAGAATCATGTAACAGATCTATATGATCTTGTTCTGTTCCATTAATAAATATTGCATTGGATATTGATTGACCGCTCCAAGAATTATCACTAGCATAAGGTCCTGGTCTATGTGTACTGTTGATGCCATTCATTTGTAACAAGTTTTCTTGTATTACTTTTACTTGTATACTGCCTGAATCAAGAAAGATGCTATTATCCCATCTATCTTCTGGTAATGTAACAATACTATAACTAATATTGTTTAGAGGATTAGTACTCTCTACACAATATGTTTGCCATTGATCTAAATTTGCAAGTAAATCTACAAAATCTAATCTAAGTAAAGCATTGTTAATATCTTCTTGCATATTACCAAAACAAACATTCATCATAACTACTCCTTTTTCTTCACCAAATAATTGTTTAGTGTAACTTAAAGAATTACCTATGAAAGGATGTCTCAAACCGTCGTCAATATTGTAATGTCCTACAGATTCTTGTCTACATCTGTAATGACTACGATTAGTTGACAATCCCATTGAAATTAAATAACTATCAATTTCACGTTCATAGACATAATGACTACTATTAAAGATAGATGTATCTAACTCATCAAATGACCTAGTTTGTAGTGCTTGAAAAAGCTTATAAAATGGTATCTTAAGTGACAAATACAAATCTTTATTTGTTTTTAACACACCATAATGTTTACTTCTGTTAACATTTATAATTGGTATTTGAGCATTCTTGTATTTCAAGTCTAAACATATTGAACCTGTAAGAAACTTTAACATATCTAACTGTGCTGCTGTTAACGGATCTTCTGATACACGATTAAATGTTTCGTATTGAAAAGTAAAATCGTATTCTAAATTATCTTTCAATCCAAATATCATCTCAGCTTCTTTATCTTTTTCTTTGAACTTATTAATTGCAGACTCCATTGCTGTTTTAGCTATCTCTAAATCAGAATCTGTTGTAGCATTTCTACTTCTCAATAATCTTAGTTGTTCTTCTATGTTCAATACTCCTTTTTCGAAGTTTTCTTTAGACCAGCTCATATTAGAAGCTCTGTTGAACATAGTTTCTAACGTACCAGTCTTATTGTATTGTAACATTCTATCTACGATTACTTCCTTGATTATATCTTTATAACCAGGAGACCATCTATAAGTCCTTGTAAAACCTAAGGGCTTAATTGGTTGTAGTAAACTTCTATTTCCACTAACATAAGTTGATGTAATATATCTTCTGTTGAGATTTTTTACTGCTTTTGCTAATTGATTTGAAGGACCTATTACCATTTCTTGTGTAAGATTATCTAGATTAATAGACAAATCTTCCCATTCTTCTTTTATCCACATATTATTCTCCAAATTGTGAGGGGTAACTAATGCTACCCCTCTGTTTATTACTATTATCCACCACGTTTAGTGTTACTATTGAAAGCAACATAACATAACTTACCATCTGGATCACTATCTCCAGCACCTGGTCTCATTGCAGCTAATGCTTCTTGTCTGTTAACTGGGTTAACATTTACATTAACTGTACTATCTTCTCTGATCAATGAAGCTGAATGGCTATCTGCACCTTGCAAATACGTAATAAATTCGGCTACTGTTGTTACGTGAGCTGGTACATTTAAGTCTGTAATCCATTGCTCAGTATTAACTTTGTATTTTACGCCAGTAAATGGCATTTGAGTTTCACTCATTTTTCTTTTCCTTTTTTATCATGCTTACTTGCTACCATAAGGAAGTATAAAGCGTAGTATAAGTAAGCGTTAGCTTTTCTTAAGTAATCATATGTTTTAGTATGTACTAACTGAGTTTGTAACATTGACTCAGATATAGAATATATTAAAGCATCTATTACTTCTTCTATTGTCTCTGCAAGGTTATCTCTCTCGACTGAGAAACATTCTTGCAAAGTTATTGGAACTTCACGGTGATATAACTTAGCACCATCGTCCAATCTTTTGTGAGCTATATGATTGACTGTATCAACCAGCTCATTTCTTTCTTGAAATGTAATATCTTTTACTGCTTCTAATTGCTCACCAGCAAAAGTCATTTCTGTTTTAAACCTTCTTAGTATTTCTTCGTTATTGCCTTTCATCTAGTATCCTTCTTCCTATATTGATCTACCCATGACTTTTTGTAAGTACTTGAACCACTGTTTCTACCTTGATTTCTACCTACAAAACACCACCAACCATTCCCGTTCTTCTTAAACAAAGCTTCTTTGTCCTTGATATATTGTGGGTCTTTAATACTTTTGTACGGCCAATTATACTTTCTTTCTTTATCCATCAATGCTCCTTGTTCTTATCTTTAAATGAACATACTTCTGTTCTAACTTAAGAAATGTTTCGTATGGTATATTATCTATTTCGTATTGTAATGCTTTTCTAAATACATTAACATCTACTCTAAACATAGGCCATACTGTTTTGTGCAACTCTACTCTTTCACCTCTCATCCTCATATCTACTCTGTCTTCTTCAGATGTTGGCGTACCAAAATAACACCACAATCTATTGTGATGGTATCGCATATACTCCATTTCTATGTGAACTATATCTCTTATATCAATTACAAAATCTATTGTCTCGTGATTAGCAAACAAATCTTTTAACTTGTATTGTTCGTATCTGAGACTAGAATAGTCTTCATTGTATTGATATAGTGCTTCTCTGATGTTAACTTTCATCATCACTCCTGATCTTTCTTATTGAAGAAGTCATGTTGTGTTCCATGTATTCATAACCTAAATCATTTAACTTTTTCAAGTCATCTTTTGCTTTTTTTGAATATTTATCTATGTAATCATTTAATTGAACAGTTTGTTCTTTTAACAACTTTTTAGTAGATACTGTGTATTCTAAGTGACTATCAATGGATTTCTGTAGTTTTATTGCTTTATCAAATTCACTCATTTTTCTATACCTCTTTCTAATTTAATAAACAGCAATACTTAGATATCCCTTACGGACACTTACACTCACGTCTGAGAATTGTGGAAAGCCGCTAAGCTTAAAACTCTATAGTATTGCTGCTTAATATTTAATTGTGATGATAGGTTAGTTAATCATATACAAAAATGATTTCCCAGATATGAAACCTTTACGGCTAACCTATCTATCAGCCACCGATCTATCTGTATCGTTCTGATACATCTAACATAATGTCTTCTACATTACTTACTTGATTCTTTTCTTTTTGACTAAGTTTTAACACAAGTTTCTTGATGGACTTCTTACTTACTTTCTTTTGCCTAATCATTGATTTGTTCTTTGATGTCATCAAATAACTCCCTTGTTAGGTATTCAGTTCTCGTAGTATGTGGTCTCATATCCATTTCATACTGACGCTTTGCATCTAATCTCTTTACTCTCTCGAATGCATACTTATCATACATTGCTGCTAAATCAAACCTAAGCTTAACAACTAACATTGCTAGCATAAAGAATGATAGTATCAGTATTGCTGATAGTAGTATTAACATAACTATATTCATATCGGTGTTCCTTTCTCCCTATATTGAAGGGTATATAATGTTTAAGACTAGGTAGACTTTATGCCTACCTAATCTATGTAATATGATCTATTTACCGTAATGTACTAGACTATCTTGTGCTATTACATTATCAGCTTTATCTACTAAGTCTAAGACTTCTAGTAGTTCTTTCTTATTTAGTTTATCTAGTTTCTTTACTATCTTGTCAGACACGATTACTCTATTAAAATCTGAGAAGACTAGTATTAGTTGATGCACTAAATCTGCTTTATAATCCACGATGGCTCTCTTTCACAACTATTGTTGTATTGTAGGGTATATAATAAAGGGACTGTTAAGTCCCCTTAGTATTAACCTTGGACTGTGAAGCCCTTAGATGTATTAACTTTAACTGGAGTAATGAACACACAATCATCTACTATATTATTCCAAGTAAATGGTGTAGCTGTCTGTTTCAACTGCACATTCTCAAACAAAGACATATTCAACTCTCTCTCAAAACAAGATGTGATAATAGTATTCATCTGCTGTGCTGTCAATGACTGTCCACCTAAGCCTAAAACTCTGACCTTTTCTACTGGTGTAACCTTATCATTAACATATTCATTATTTCCATTTTCTGGTTCAACTGTAAACATATTTAACCTACTTTCTAATTAATTGACTTTTCTCAACTGATTTCTAAAATCAGAAGACTATAACGATGGGGGTGGTTTCCATATATATCACTCACACACATTCTAGTTGCATTTTTGAAAAATGGGTTGTAAATTTTCAATTATGAGAATTCCTAGAAAAATGTTATTTGATATGGTTATGACTGGAAATCTACAAAAATTTTGTAAAAATAAAAAGAAATGGGTTAAGGTAGACTTTTCTCCAGGGAATGAAGAACATATTCATATAAAGAGTATGCACTATGCTGAGGCTGAGATCGATTTTGTTAATGAGTCTTTGCAAATAGGATTAAATGTAATAAGAGAAATAAATTAAACATACTTAAAGTATACTAACACATGTGTTAAGTAGTACTTAGAGTATACTACTAAAAAAAGAGGATGTCAAGTAAAATATGATGCAAAAGAAAAAAAAGAAGCCTACTATTAAAGAATTGTCAGGAATGATTGGAGCTTTGATGGTTCAGCTAGAACAAATGAAAGCACACGTTTTCAACGGGGATAAGGCCCTAGATGAATATATCAAGATGAAAGGCGACAAAGAAGACTTTGTAAAATATTTAGAAGAAAATTATAAAGAAGATGATACGGATAACGAGAAGACTGAAGATAAATAACTTTGATTCGGTTGATTATGAGGTATATCCATTAAAAGAATTTACTACAACTGGTAAGAAGTATAAGCATTGGTCTAAATGTAAGCAAGGTGACTGGGGTATTAGTGATGATGACTACGTTTCTGAGTGTATTCAGTGTAATATGTACGGTAAAAGTATAGAAATGGTGTTTCCATATGGAAGACAATGGGTTAATAAGACTGCTAAGTTAGAGTTTGAGCCACATTATTATAGTAAAAACTACAGTAATGTCTCTACAAAGAGTTATTCTGAGCTAGAAGCTAAAAGATCTAGGGCTGATTTAGCTATAGATGCTTTCTTAGCCTACAAAATAGCAGGTGAAACACCAGATATGGACAAAATAGGTAGAATATACAGGCCTGACCAGAAAAAACCAGAGATAGCAGTACGAAAGTTATTTAAAACTAAAGAGGTAAAGAGGATTATGGCGGATAAGTTAAAAGAAATATTAGTTGATAAAAAAATTGACGAAGGATATGTGTTAGATGTAATTAAAGATGCAATAGACACAGCTAAAGTTAAAGAAGATCCAGCTAATATGATACGTGCTGCAAAAGAATTGTCAGTGTTTTTAGATATGCAACCAAAAAACAAACAAGTTACAGAATCTATAGAAATGGATATGTCAAATCAAATAGCTGATACTTATAATAAGCAAACAAAGAAGTTAAAAGCAACTCAAACGAGAATGGTAGATGAAGAAAACGATTAAAATAGAAGGTAAGAAGATAGATGTTATAGAATTTTTAGCTGTACTTTCACAAGTATCAGAAGATTTTAGACTTACCGTAGTTATAAAAGACTAATGGAAAAAGATAAGATATTACTTGAAATGGAGCAAGATATGCTTCTATTTGGCAGAATGGTAATGCCAAACATGTTTAGTGAAAACTCTCCAGGGTTTCATTACGATATTGTAAAGGAACTTAGTGGCCCAGAAAAACAAATAAATATTATTGCTCCACGTGGTCATGCTAAGTCATCGATTGTTGCTGGCGTTTATCCTTTGTGGCATTTAATGATGGATAAAGGTACAAAGGTTATTGTATTAGTATCTAGAACACAATCTCACGCTACAAAGTTAATGGGAACAATTAAAGACGTGTTAGACTATTCGCAAGAGTTTAGATATTTTTTTGGATACTGGGGGCAAAACTCTGCAAGAAAGTGGACTAACACTGAGATTGAACTAAAAGATGGTAGTATTATTATATGTAAAGGTACAGGACAACAGATAAGGGGGATTAAACATGGGAATCAAAGACCGACGTTATTGGTACTGGATGATCCTGAAGACGAGGTTAATACGAAAACTGCAGAAGCGATGGAATATAATCTACGTTGGTTGCTGCAATCTGGTGTTCCATCCCTTGACCCGCTCCGTGGTAGAATCTGTGTCATTGGTACTCCGCAGCATGAGCGATGTATGGTTGAAACGTTAAAAGAAATGAAGGGTTGGAAGAATATGCAGTTTAGTCCTGACCTTGAAAACAATCATGCACTATGGCCAGAGGTATGGCCCATTAAAAAATTAAAACAAAAAAAAGATGAGTTGAATAGTATTAATAGGTTGTCAGTGTTTTATAGAGAATATTTATGTCAAATCGTTGGAGATGAAGATAATTTGTTCCGTGCTGAGGATATTCAATATTATGACGGCTATATAGAAAGAGATGATCAGGGATTGTCGAATCTCGTACTGACGAACATAAATGGTGAGGAAGTTAAAGAGATTAGACCTGTAAACGTGTTTACTGGTGTCGATCCCGCATCAAGTACAAAGAAAGGAGCTGACTTTAGTGTTATTTTTAATCTTGCCATTGATGGCGATAATAACCGTTGGGTACTGCCATATTACAGAAAGAGAGCAACGCCACTAGATTTAGCAGATGCTATCATAGATAACTTCAAAGACTATAGAAGTGCTAAGACAAGAATAGAATCTGTTGGGTATCAAGAGATGTTACGTCAATACATAAAAGAAAAAGCAGAAGAAATGGGTATGTTTATACCTGGTTTAGAAATAAAAGAGAACCCAAGAACTAGAAAATCTTACAGATTAGAAAGTTTACAGCCAATATTTGCAAATGGTAAGGTGTTTATACAAAAAAATATGCAAGCTTTACTAGATGAGTTAACTTTATACCCCAGAGGTAAACATGATGACTTGCTAGATGGTTTCTTTTATGCAAACAAAAATTGTTATAAGCCTGCTCACGACGCTGAATTGGTGTACGAAGAAGAAGATTATTACCTACCTCAGAAAAAAAACTGGAAGTTACAGTAGAAAAGACTTGACAAACCTTACACTTGTAGTTAAATTACGATTAAAAACTTTATGAAATTTGATAAAGAAAAGTATAGGTTGGATCTCAAAGAAATACTGTCTGATCTTAAAATTGAAATCCCAAAGGGATATATAGAGGTAAATAGTGCCAAAAAACATACAGAAAAAAACAGCAGCGACAAGAAGCCAGAACAAAAGAGATAATAAAGTTGTTTTTGGTTTTGAAGAAGGTATAGATTCTTATGAAATACCTAATGAAGTAGAGCTGTCTAGAGAAGTATTGTTAGAGTATAAAAGTTCAAGAGAGTTGTGGGCACAAAAATTTCAAGAATCAGTAGAGTTTAGAGCTGGAGCTCAATGGACTAACGAAGAACAAGAAGTATTAGAGTCTAGAGGTCAATCACCGATAGTAGTAAATCGTATACACCCTATTGTGGAAACAGCAAAATCTTTACTTACATACAATTCACCACAGTTTAGAGCTACTGCAAGAGAAGATTCAGATAGAAAAACAGCTAAAGTTTTTTCTGACTTATTTCAATACATATGGCAACAGTCTAGTGGTGACGAAGAACTTAAAAGAATTATAGATGATTACTATGTAGGTGGTATGGGCGTTATGCAAGTTTACCAAGACCCTTCTGCAGACTTTGGAAAAGGTGAAGTATGTGTTAAGTCTATAAATCCTCTAGATGTTTTTATTGATCCTAACTCAAAAGATGTATACGCTAGAGATGCTGCACACATTTTAGTATGTAAATACATGACAGATGAATATGCAGAGCTTGTATATCCAGAATACATGGATATTATAGAGCAAGCAAATCCAGAACCAGATAACGATGACGACTATCCTGTAACAGATTTAGCAGCAACAGAGGGTCAAATGTTCTTTGGTGATGACGATTCTACTATACATACAAAAAGAAAGTACACTGAAAGATATACTAGGACTTTAATGCCTTACTGTAATGTGTACGAACCTTTCTCACAAAGAGAATTTTTATTTAAATATGATGAATTTGAACAGTACGCTACTAAACATTACATAAAGATTAGAAAAATTACAGGAGAAGAGATTGTTGTATTTGACGATCAAGCTGTAATTAACTTATTTGAAGTTATAGAAGATACTGGTGGAATATTTCATTATAGATTACCTGAACCACAACTAGACCCTATGGGTCAACCTATACCTCAACCCCCAGTTAGAGTGGCAGGTGAAGAAAATGAAGAAGCTATACCAGGCTCTACTACTATTTTAATTCCAATATCTACTGAAGAATTGATAAATATGGGAGAGATTAGTAAGAACGATATAGAGAAACCTTGTATAGAAATGGTAGTGACTGTTGGAGATCGTTTACTTTATAAAAGAATGTTACCTACGGAAAACTATCCTATCATTCCTCTTATGAACGTACATCACAGAAATCCTTATCCTGAGTCTGATGTTAGATTATACAGACCTATGCAGGAATATATTAATAAAATACGTTCTTTAATAATAGCACATGCTAGTACAAGTACAAATATTAAGTTGTTAATTCCTAGAGGCTCTGCTGATTTAAGACAGATAGAAGAAGAGTGGAGCAAAGCTGGTACTAGTGTTATAGAGTTTGACGCAGAATTAGGTGCACCCATTGTTGCTGGCCCAGTGCCGTTACCAAACGAATTGTATAAGAATGAAGCTGATGCTAAGTATGACTTAGAATATGGCTTTGGTATATTTGAACTTATGCAAGGTAGTGGAGCAAGTGCACCATCTACTTATCGTGGTACTTTAGTTGTAGATGAGTTTGGCCAGCGTAGAATTAAATCTAGAAGAGACGATATAGAGAATTTTTTAAATCAAGTAGGTAAGGTAGCTATTCCTTTAATACAACAAATTTATACAGAAGAGAAAGTAATTAGACTATTACAACCTAATGGACTAGAAAAAGAAGAACAAATTAATTTTTATAAAGAGATGGAAGATGGTTCCGTACAAAAGTTTCACGATGTTGGAGTAGGTAAGTATGACCTCGTTGTTGTTTCTGGTTCTACATTACCTACCAATAGAATGGCATTGTTAAATACGTATATGCAAATGTTCCAAATGGGCTTAATAGATCAAACAGAAGTATTAAAAAAGACAGAGCTTGTAGACATAGAAGGCGTAATGGAGCGTTCTGGTCAAATGAAACAAATGCAACAACAAATGATGGCTATGGAAGAAGAATTAAAGAAGGTCAAGGGAGACCTACAAACTGCTTCACGTGAAGAAGTTCACGCTAAGAAGCGTTTGGAAGTAGAAAAATTCAGTGGGGACTTAGATAAAATATCTAATCGTGCTGATATGGCAGCCAGCTTATATAAAGCTAGGCTTAATGATGCAAAATCAAATCTGATAAACTCCGTTACCCCAGAGACGGTCGAAGATATGGAAGAAGAAAATATCTTTGACATAGTTCCAGAGGATATGGAGAGTTAGAAAAGGAGAACAAAATAATATGCAAGAAGAAAAAAACATGGACAACGTACAAGAACAACAGGTAGAGGGACAGACTGCAATCGAACCTACCGTACAAGAAGATATCTTTTCCGAAGTTTTTGGTCAACAGGATGCTGAACAGTTTGTTGCAAAAGCTGCACCAGAATCTGAACCAGAGATAATCGACGAAGGTCAACCTTCTAATGTTCAACCTACAGAAGATCCAACGAATGATGCTGACAGTTATAAATACTGGCAGAGTCAAGCAGATAAACGTGCAGCTGAAGTAGATTTACTGAAATCACAAGTGACTGAACTAATGAAAGTTCAAACATCTACACCTGCAGAACCAGCTAAAGAGGAAACAGTTAGAGTAGAAAAACCTGTTAAACCTCGTAAGCCTGCTGATTATGATCATTCTGAAGCACTGGCTGATCCTGAAAGTATGTCAGGTAAATACCTTTCAAAACAGGAACAGTATTTGGATAGCTTAACTAACTATATGGAAAGCGTAGAACAGAATAGAGAAACTGTAATGCAAAAACAAATGCACGAGCAAGAAGCTCAAATGCGTAATCAGAAATTGGTTACTGATTTGCAAACACATTACGGATACTCTGGACCAGAAGCTGCAGACTTTATAGATAGAATGAGTAAACCAGATTCTCTATCTTTAGACAATTTAGTTAAATTGCACAAGTTGAACCAGGGGAATGCCCCAGTACAAGTTACACAAGTAACTCCAGAAGCTCAACAAAAGCAAGCAATAATGAGTCGAAGACAAGAGAAGCTAAGTATACCTACGCCAATAGGTGTACAACCAGGTGCTAACGTGCAGTCATCAAAAACAGTGGAAAATCAAATGATGGATTCTATGATAGGAAACTACAAAAAAAAGAATCCGTTTTAATTAAGGAGATGTAAAGATGGCTAATATTTATAGCATGACACCAGGAGAAACAGTTCAGGGTACATCCATCAATGTTGATAGACGAATTTTCAACTTTGGTGAGAGAGTAGCTGAGTTAGCTCCTAACCAATCACCTTTCTTCACTTATTTGTCAAATGTATCAAAAATACCTACAGACGACCCTGTATTTAAATTTTTAGAACAAAGACACCAATATCAAAGACGTAACTTTGCATTGCAAGCAGCAGTAGTATCTGATGTTTACGGCGGAAGCGGTACTGGATTCAATATTGTATCTGGTAAGGAATTTGATGTTGATTGTGGCTATGATAAATTCGGTAGAGAAGTGGCAGATCAACAACCTAACTTTTTGTTAGAGAACCAAATTATTGCTGTTCA